CGACAGGAAAATAATGTTGTACTCTTATACCACCCGATGTCGTTGCACCAGATCCTGACTCATTTGATGGCATCGTAATGGTTAAAGTTGTGGAAGTCGGTACACTTGTTACCATAAATTTTTTATCGTCAAAATCAGAAGCACCAAAGTTAGAGTTTGTTATTGTGGTAAAATTGTCTAATAATATAATATCGTTAATATTAATGTTGTGTGATCCACTAAAGGTTATCGTAACGGCTGAATCTCCATTGGTCGTGCTAAATGCACTTGTAAGCGTTGTTGTAGATTTAATAGGATGTATGTCATAAAATACACCACCAGAAAATGCATACAAGATTCTATTTGTTCCTATTATAGCATATCTTCTTGATTGACTGTTGATAAAATGGTGAAGTCCTCTACCAGCACCAGTTAATTCATTTTCATTTACGTTTCCTAATTGATTCCAACCACCTATTTTTTCAGGTATACCATATCTAAATCTAACATTATCACAATCAATCCACTGTCCTTCAGCTCCAGTTGGTGTGATTTGTTTGTTGATTCCAGGGGCAAAACCTATTTTTTGTAACATAATCGAACAATACCATCTATATTAACAAATATCTATATTTATTACGCATCTGACACCCTTGGTAGGCTGCCTCGCTGTGTGGTAATATTTACCATTAAATATCACTAACCTACCTTTTTTAGGCTTTATTTTTTTCAATTCAACCATTTTTTTAGAGAGCTTCGTATTATTATAAATGATTGTTTCAGCTTCATTATCAGTGACGTAATATAAAAATACTAAATGATTTCTCGTTAGATCCCTGTGTGGTGTATCTAGACAGGATGTCTTTTTATTTAAAGGAAATTGTAAAAAAGATCTTGCTAGCAAAACTCTTACATTACCCTTTAGTTTTATATTTTCAGCACCAGAAACAATAATGTTTTCTATAAATTTAAAATAATTACTTATTACTTCCGTTTCATTTATAAAATAATGACATAACGCAGCTCTTTTCTGACTGTTTGTTTTACTGGAGTCAGTTATATCTTGCACATAGTACCATGGAAAATTATTACCCAATAAAAGATTTTGAAGCTCATCTTGATACTCTTTGTTAACTGCATTATCGACAACTATTACTTTTTTAAGATCAAATTCCATTCTAACTTTTCTACTATGTCCTCTAAAGGCACAGTTTTTAATTTATTATTTTTTACATAATTAATTAGTTCTTGCATATCTGTTACTATGTACTCTTCTTCAGCTTCAAAAACTATCTTATCAGCTTTAGTATTAAAAGTTCCTTTTTTAGCAACTTGCCCTGTCTTTAATTTAAACATGGGTCGGATATCAAATTTTAAATGTTCATTTGATTTTTGTTTTAAGATACCAGACACATCCCACATTTCTTTTTTTTCTTCTTTTGTTGGATACTTTATATCTTTTAAATACATTTCAAATTTTCTCTTCATTTAAATGTGGCTATTAAAATTATTCTTCTTCCTTTTTTTGGATAGTAATGATAATGAAGATGACTATCAAAACAAATTCCTTTGTACTGTTCAGGGGTCACCTCTTTAAATACTTTATTACTTTTATCTAATATCACTGTTTTAGAATTTTTATCTATTGGATCATTTAAATAAAGAATAAATTGTTTGTGCTCGTATTTATGATCATGATGTGGATTACATTTTTCTTTGCCATTATTATAAGTTAAATTAACAGCCGCTCTACATAGTTGTTTTATTTTAATTTTATTTTTAATTAAAAAAGAAAATAAAATATCAGTTATTTGTGGATAATAATTAGAGTTACATTTTTCATTAGGAAAATCTTCTATTCTATTTTTTATAATATGTGACAAATATTCAGAAGAATCATTTTCTGTAGAATTTGAAATTACATAATAAGGAAAATCACTTTTAGTGGTTATCTCTTCTATAAATTTTTTTTGATTTTTATTTAAAAAATTTTTATCTTCTATGTAAAACATATTATTGAGTGTATCCGTACCATCCTGTTATTATTATTTTTTCCTCTTTATCAGCAACGCATCCTTTATGTAGATGGGTCCAGTCAGATGGCCATATCACAGTCAAACCTTTTTTAGGTTTTATTTTTACTTTTTGATGAAACCACTCTGTTTCACCTTGGCTATTAACATCATTAAGATATGTCATAAAAACAAGATTTCTATGTGCTGAACTTAGATTAGAATTTTCTGTATGCCATTTTAAGTAACCTTGATTTTTTTTATATTTTTGAATACACATGTTCTCTACCATTCCCCATGTTGCAACATTTTCGTCTAATGTTGGAAACAATTTTTTGTATTCATTGATACATTCTCTTAACGCTAAAGAATAAGTTATAATCTCTATTTGTTCACAATGAACTTCAATATCTGTAGATTTTTTTAATGGATCTTTTCCAACATCAGTAACGCCTGGTTTTTTTAATTCAGGATGTTTATTATAGTATTCAATTACTTTATCGCAGTCTTCGTGATTAATATACCAACCTTTTATAAAATAGTCTTGTTTATTTATTTCATGTGGTTTCATTAGTATACCCAAGATATCATAGAATATCTTGTCCCCTTTGTAACTGACTCAACTTTATGTGGATATAAAAAATTTGATGGAAAAATTAATACATCTCCTGATTTTAATTTTATTTGCTTATCATGTATAAAAAACTCTCCACCTTCATAATCATCATTTAAAACAGTTAGTATACTTAATATTGGAATCCCTCTCGTATTTCCATCAAATATAGTTGTGATATGATCACAATGCTCAGCCATTTTTTTATTTTTCATATACTTATTAAATCTAACCAAAGAAAAACCAGCCCAGGAATCCCACCAAGAAAAATTATAGTAGTCCATATATTTTTGTATAGCTTTATAATAAGTGTCCATTATAATTTTAACTGTAGAAATATCATCACTATACATCGTAGATAATTCTTTATTACCCGATAACTTTTCTTCTGTATTTGTAAAACGGTTATAAAAAGTGTGCTCTCTCCAGTTTTGTTTTTTATATACCTTTAATTCTTTTACTGTTTGTTTGCATATATCTTTACTTAAAAAATTTTTATAATGGTGGACATATGTTGTTAAGTCTTTATTTATCATAATTTTAATTCAGTTAGTTTTCTAAAAGATCCTATTGTTCCTTTAACAAAAGTATTAAATGCTAGACTAATTCTAGTATTTTTACCTTTTTTATTTTTTACGTTATGTTTTAAATACGATGGAAACAGAACTAAATCTCCTGTCTCTACCTCAAAAACCCATGAGTCACTATTAAAGTGATGATATTCTCTTGGTACTATTTGAATTGTTCTTTTACTATCTAGTCTATGAAACTGTATAGAATCAAATTTTATATCTGCATCAAAATAAAAAACCCCAGAAACAATTGAGTTTGGATGTTGATGTGCATGATGATACTCGGTTTCGTTTGTATAGTTTAACCACGATTGAGTTATATATAATTTTGTTTTTTTTTCAGGAGTATAAATTTTTTCTACATACTCATCTATGTGTTTTTGTAATTCTTTTTTTAATTTCTTAAATGGTTCTTGATTTAATATGTATGTATCTAAAGAAGCATAATTACCTTCATTTTTAAATTTATCTTTGCTACATTTTTTTAAAAAAATTTTTTCAATTTTTGATATGGGTCTATTTATGGAACTTTTATATACAGGTTCTGAAAAGATCCCTTGAATAATAGTATCCTTTATCATTTTAATACAGGTCCTTCAAAAAAAAGAGCTAATGTTCTTCTTTCATTTTTAGTAACCGGCTCTACTTTATGGTTTAAATAAGATCTAAAAACTATCATGTCTCCTGGTTCATTAAAAGGTGTGGTATATTCAGACCCATTGAATAATTTAAATTCTCCACCACTATAAGGTTTTTCTGATATGTTTATTAAAAAGGTTAATTTATAGTCAATATGATTTTCAAGAGCTTGATCAATATGCCAATCGTAATTATCTTTTGTATTAGGGTTATATATATTTATACAACATCCATCATATTTATCTAAATCATATAAATCAAAACCAAAGTTTTGTCGGTTCACTCTCATGACTTTTGAAACTTCTTCTTTAAAATAAGGTTCGATTAATTCATATGTTATTAAAAAAGTTTTTAAAAATTTCTTTTTCTGACCCTCAGGACCCTTTGCTGCAAAATCTTGTGTTTGAATTGTGTGCAGGTTTTTATTTAAAAGTCTATTTACTTCTTTAATTTTTTTTAAAGGTATGACTTTTTTCCATAACCAATAATCTATAGATTTCATACTATCTTTCTTTTTATATAATAGGTGATATACTATCTAATAGATTTAATCAAGATAATTTTATTATTCTGGAATAAGGTCCCAAGTTGTAGTAGCTTCATTCCATCTATATAATTTTTCATCTCCTGGAAGATCTACAGGGGCTTTCCAATCACAAATAGACTCATCTAGTACCCATGATTCAAAAGGTTTTGGTGGTATGAAAGCGTCTCTAGTTGAATCGTACACAGATCCATCAGAGGGCTTATTATATCTAAAAGCTGTTCCACCTAATTTATGAACATTATGCCAAGTGTTATATGAACCTTGTTTCCAATTAGAAGATTGCTCTTGATATGTATCTCTTAAAAATTGAACTCCAATAGACTCTTGTTCATTTCCGTTTTCATCTTTCAAAACGTCATTATGAACAGACTCTACTTTTAAAACTAAACCATTATCATTTATTCTTGCAAAAATAGCCATGTTTATCCTGTTTTATAAGTCCCTGATCCTGTGAATGTAAGTATGGTATTACTACCACTTGTTGTTACTGTAGGGGACCCTGTAACTGATCCAGAATAACTTTCTGTAGGGACGCTTATAATAACAACTCCTTTACCACCGGAACCGCCATTACCTC